ACCACGGCCGGGATGACCTGCGCCAGCCCGTCGTCGTCCAGAATCAGGCGCAGCTGCGGCGTGGCCATGAAATTGGTGCGTGCCAGCATCAGGTGCTCTGGCGAGAGGCGAATACCCTTCACCCGCTCGCGCAGGTAGTGGTACTGGACCTCAGCTTGCAGATAAAACACCCGCAGTGGCCTGGGCGGCCTCATCCCCAAAAACGATGCACCGGCGGCCATGTGGGTGAGCCAGGCCAGCAGGAAGTCGCTCTTACCCACCTTGGGCGCACCACCAAAGACCAGCAGGCCGCCCGGTGTCAGCACGCGCGGCTCGATCAAATCTTCGGGCAGCGGCGAGTCATCATCGAGCAAAGCGCCCAGTGTGAAGGTCGGCACCATGGGCGCAGCAGCTTTGACCACCCTTCGCTCGGCCTGCGCGATGAAGGCGGCGCAATCAAAACCTTCCTGCGCTGCGTCGGCGGCGTCCCACTTGAGCGGCTTGTCAGCTGGCGGCACGAGGATAGCCACCAACATACAGCCCACGGCTGCGCAGGCGCGTGCAGCGCTCTCGGCGTAGTCCCAGCCCGGCGCATCGCGGTCTGGCCAGATCAGCACATCTTTGTTCTTGAGCGCGGACCAGTCGGTTTTGTCCACCGGTGCTTTGGCCCCGTTCATGGCGGTGGTGGCCACGATGCCTGCGCCAATCAAAGCGTCAGCGCACTTTTCACCCTCGACAAGGATCACGGTGCGGGCCGCCTGCAAGGCTGGCAGGTTGTAAAGCGGGCGCGGATCGGGGGCACGCCACATTCGCGCGCGCACATCCCATGGTCTGAACTCCTTGCCCGTCGGTGGGTCGTAGCGGTAGACGCAGGCGATCAGCGCCCCATCCATACCGACGTAATCCCACTTGGCGGTGTAAGGACCCAGCTCGTCCATGGGGATCGTTCCTATATCTCGCCTGTCGCGCCTGGCCCCATGGTCCACCGGCGGCGCAAAGCCAAGCCACTGCCGGATTTCATCGGCGATGCGCGGAAAGTCCTGCTGCGTCGACAGCCCCCGGGACTTGGCCCAGGCCGCGATCAGGTCGCCACCATCGTCATCGGCGAAGTCCTTCCACAGCCCGCGCCGTGGACCATCGAGTTCCACCACCAAACTCTTGCCCGGCGCGCCGTCGATATCGCCCACATAGAACTTGTTGCCACGAATGCGGCCGCTGGGAAACAGGTACAGCAACACCGACTCCAGCCGGTCCAGCAGCCCATCCCGCAGCGCCTGCGTGTCAGCCGCTGTTTCCAGCCTTTGTTCAGGGGCGTTGTTGTAGTCCAGCCAGACAATGTTGTCAGCCGTCATTGAGTCCCCCAACAGCGGTCCTGCCAAGCGCAGAACTTGCACTCCATGTGGGTAGGCGTGGTGGCAAAGCGCGGCAAGACCTCGCTTACATTGGTGGCGGTGCTCACGCGCACAGCGCGGTCCGACATGCGCTGCGCCAGCCCGCCGTCAAAGGGCAGCAACTCACACCAGATTTCCTGGGTGTCTTTGTTGATGGCGGTGAAAAGCGCCGGGTTGGCAGAGATGCCCGCAATGCTGGCTTCCATGTAGGCCTGATAGACCGCAACCTGCGCTGCATAGACAGGCTTGGACTTGGCCACCCCGTGCTTGACGGTATCGCGCCAAGACTTGTCGTTCATGGTCTTGAACTCCCACAGCGCCGGGTAGCTCACGCCCAGATCGGCAGGACCGGTGTTCAAGATCCCGTCGACGTGACCCCGGATGCGGCCACCTGCTACGGAAAAACCGAACTGGCCACCCTGGACTTTGCGCGTGTACAAGTCAAACCCTGCCATGCGCAGCCAGCGGATGGCCAGGTCTTCCAACGTGTGGCCCACCTCGAAGATGCGCAGCAAGCGGCCTGAGAAATCACGGCCGTCGTCCACCGGTGTGTGCGTGTACTCATATTGCAGAGCGCGCTCGCATGAAACGCCCAAGCGCGATGCGCCTAAGTAGTCGCGCGGCGTCTGGCCTGCACGCTCACGTGTTAACGCTGCATCAATGAGCTGGCTGATCTGCTCCTGAATTTTGGGGTGGGCATTGAAGTCCAACATCACACACGTCCCTTCTGCAGTTTCAGGCGCTCTTGCAAAAACACACGGTCACGCGCGGCCATGCGTTCGTGCTCAGCCGTCATCTGGCCCTGATAGGCGGTGACCACCACATCAATCAGTGCCAGCACCTCAAGGCGGCTGTAACTGGCGAGCGGGCGGTCCATGCCGATTGAGCCCACGAACTCTCCCAGTGGCTGCAGGCACGCGCCCATGGCCGTGGTTTCCATTTCACTTGGATCAATCATTTGTCCCTCCGTTTTATTCATGCGTGTTGAGAAGGCGTTTTGGCAGCGGCGCGAACAAAACACCCATTGGTCTGAGTAGCGACCGGGGTCGCTGCGTTTGAGGCCGGCGTTAAACCAGCCGTAGCCTTTGGCCTGGCGGGCACAGACCGCGCAGTTCAAGCTGCCTCCAAAACATGCAAATGGTTGGTTTGGCTGCTGTAGCTGGTGGCGCTGCCGTGATGCGCGTCATTGGCAGCGGTGACCAAACGCTGAATCTCTTTGCGGTTGAACTGAAACGACAACAAAGCGGAGGCCTGGTAGCGGGTCATGCCGAAGTCAAACCGCATCGCCTCTGGCAGGTAGACCAGTTGCTTGACCGTGGGCGGCTCGTTGAGCCAGCGCCGGGTCTTGTGCGCCGAGTCGGCCGACTCGTGGTCGTTGAGCCAGTCATCAGCGCGCGCCATGCACACGGTGCGCTCGCCCACAGCCAGCAAAGTGGGACGCAGCGACTTGGCTCCACCAATGGCATGCCAGCGCCCGTTCAGGAAAAACACGCCGCCCCAGGCCGTAAAGCCGGTGGCCATCAGGGCGTCGTCACAACCAAACAGATCACACCACCGGAAATTCGAGCGCTTGAGCAGATCGATTTCACTCATGATGAAATCCGACAATGCGCCGGTGTCCTCTGGCTGGCGCTCCCAGACATGGCCGCACAACGGGCACTCCATGCAGGACAGCGGCACTGTGGCTTCGCAATCCGGGCACTCTTTGGTGGGCGCTTCACCCTCATGCGCATGGCCATCGAGGTTGACCTCTTGCTCGAGCGCACCGTGCATCAGACTGGCCGTGCCGAAATCCAGCACCACGCAATCGGACTTGATGACGCCGGGAAACTCCTGCGGGTCCACCGTGCGCAGACCACGCCCAACCATCTGAATGAAGGTGGACTTGTAGGAGCTCGGGCGCAGCAACACCACACACGCCGTGGGCGTGTAGTCGTAGCCCTCGGTGAGCACCGCCACGTTGACCACCACCTGGGCGCTGCCGGTCTCAAACGCTTGCAGCCGGGCTTTGCGTTCTCCTTGCGACAACTCGCCGTGAATCAGAACGGACGGCACACCAGCGGCCACGAACGCCTCGCAGACACTTTGCGCATGGGCCACGGTGGAGCAAAACACGATCGTCTTGCGGTCCGCCGCTTTTTGCTTCCAGTGCGCAATCACAGCGTCAGTGATCAGCGATTTATTGAGAATCGTGGCCACCTGCGCCATGTCGAAGTCGATCGCTGTGCGGCGCACGTTCTGCAGTGCCTCCTGCGCGCCAACATCAATCACAAAGGTTCGCGGTGAGACCAGATGGCCGCTGGCGATCATCTCGCCCAGACTGATCTGGTCGGCCACGTTGGAGAACACCTCGCGCAGGCCCTTGCCGTCACCCCGGTTGGGCGTGGCGGTCAGCCCGCAAATGGCAGCCTTGGGGTTCTTGGCCAACACCTGATCGATGACCACCCGGTAGCTGGGCGACGAGGCGTGGTGCGCCTCATCGATGACCAGCAAATCAAGCGTCGGCATCTGCTCTAGGTGAGATGGCCGCGAGAGGGTTTGCACCATCGCAAAGGTGGCGTTACCCGCCCAGGACTTTTCCTGGGCATCGAACACCGAGGTGCTCAAGCCCGGATTGACGCGGGAGAACTTGGCCCGATTCTGGCCGGTCAGCTCCGTGCGGTGCGCCAGCACACAGGCCTTGGCGCCCGGCTCAGACAACATCTTGCCGACCACCGCCGACAACATCAGAGTTTTTCCCGCACCGGTCGGAGCAATAGCCAGCGTGTTGCCATGCTGGGCGAGCGCGTCCAGGGTGCGTTGGACCAGCAGGGATTGGCGGGGTCGAAGCATCATGGCTGTTATCCCCGCTTACTGCGCCCAGCTCGGACGACCGGGAACCGGTGCACGACCTGTGGCTTGGGCATAAGCATTAGCTGCAGGCGCAGCACTGCCAGATGCAGAAGCTGGCGTTGGTGTGCGCGACGCACCCATGGCAGCGGCGTAGTCCTTGTGGTCGGGCGTCACCGCCGACTTGATGACGGCCTTGTCTTGACCGTTCTGGTCTTTGTCCCAGTCCACCTTGCCCAGGAACTCGATGCCATCCAGATCAGCAAAGCCGCTGATGCGTCGGGCGTTTTGTGCGGCCTGGCTGTTGTCACCCGGCTGGACGTTGCGCGCCGAGTTCAGGATGGCCTTCACCATGGTGCGGCCCATGTTGGCCCACTCGGGTCCCTTGGGACTCTGCAGACCAATGAGTGACCACATCTTGCGACGCGCAAACTCTCCATCGGTCACCACGAATTCGCAGTTGAGATACACCGATCCGGTGCTGACACTGCGAGTGGCATAACCGCCGGTCCAGCCTTGGGAGGCGTCATCGAAGCCGCCGGGTTTGATGGTCATGCGCACCCGCACCAGCGTGCCTTTGGGGATCAGCTCGAACGAGGTTTGCTCGGACGCGGAATTGAAATCGAAGTAAGTCATGTTCAGGACTCCTGGGTGGGGTTAATGGAAGTGGGGTTAATGGAAGTTGGGTTGAAGGAAGTGGGGTCGAAGCTGGTGTCTGTGCTGGCCTCAGTGATGTCTTCACTTGAGGTGTTGGCTTTTGGCAAAGGCGCAACGCTGCTGGCGGGCCGCGCAAAGTCGAGCCGCTCTGGTGCGGGTTTGGCCGGGCCAGCAATCTTTTCC